ATTAAAACTGCTATGGAAGGTGATTTTGATACTGGCAACGTAAGATACAAAGCTAGAGAAAGATACTCATTTGGAGTATCTGACTTCAGAGGTATCTTCGGTGTTGAAGGTGCTTAATACCTAAATTTTTGTGGCGGGACACTGTTCCGCCACAATTAAAAATTAGAAAGACAAACCCATGAAAAAATTTATTGTAACTATAATAGCCTACGATCATCACGCAAAATTTGAAGTCCAGTCCAAGGACGACCCAATTTCTCTTGAACAAGCAATTGTTGACAAACTAGGAGAAAATGATATAAATTGGGAATATACGGGAGATATGTATGACTCTCGTAAGCACAGAATAACCTATGAGGAGGTTATAAATGGACAACCACATCCAGGAGCTTTACCAACAGAAAAAAGCTCTAGACAAGAAGTGGGAGCAAGAGCATAAGAGTAATGGAAAATATACTCTTGATATGGTTAGAATCGACCACAAAGTTAGAGAGTTGATAAACCATATAAAAATGGCAGAAGCAAAAGCTGCTAAATCTGCTCCACAAGTTTCTGTAGCTACTTAATAAAAAGCTACATCGTTGGAAAAATCCAATCCACACTACGGGATCTCTTGCACTCAATTTAAATCTAGTATATAAACTAATCACTATACAATTATTAGAACATAGACGCGTATAGTCGACGGCCTAGAGACTATGTTCGGAAAACTAGGAGGATACAATTATGGCAAAAACTACATTTCAAGGACCAGTAAAATCACTTAATGGTTTTCAAAGTGTTGGAACAGGAAATTCTGTTAGCATCGGAGCAGGTGCAACTTCTTTAACTGTTGATACACACGCTGGTAAAATGTTATATCACAACGTTGCTGGTGCAGCTACTTTGACTTTACCTGCAATCAACTCTTCATCTGATTCAGGTGTTGCGGGTCCAGGTAACGATCCAAACTCAGCAAACAATTTAGGTGCTTCTTTTGAAATCTATATTGGGACAACTAAAACTGGTGACTTTGTTTTACAAGTTGCTAATGCTAGTGATACAATGACTGGTAATGCAATCATCGTTGATACAGATACAAATGATGCTGCTGAAGGTTTTATGACTGCAGCTGCATCTGATACTATTACTTTAAACGGTAGTACAACAGGTGGATTAGCTGGTTCAGTTATAACTTGCAAAGCTATCGGTGCTAATAGATGGGGTGTTACAGTCTCATCTGGAGGAACTGGTAACTTAGCTACGCCGTTTAGTGCAGCAGTAAGTTAATAATTAATTTAGTGTGGGCCTTCGGGCCCATACCTAATTTAACGGAGAATATAAAATTATGAAAAGTGATGTAAAAGCAGTAAGAGTTACAGGAGCTGGTGCAGTATTTGCTGGAAGAACAAGATTAAGAGGTATAGTTCTTGTTTCTGATGGTGGAGGATCTGCTGGAGGAATAACTTTACAAGATAATACAGATAGTACAACTTTGTTTCAAGGTGACGTTGCAAATGGTGATGTCTTTGCATTAAATATTCCAGAAGATGGAATTTTGTTTCCAGGTGGAATGAAAGTATCTGCAATACCAAACGTAACAGCAGCGACTTTATTGATAGACAAGTAGGAGGTTAAATGGCTAACACTACCTCTGGAACAGCTACCTTTGAAAAAGGTTTTTCTATTGCTGATATTGTAGAAGAAGCTTATGAAAGAATTGGTATTCAAGGTGTATCAGGATATCAGTTAAAAGGTGCGAGAAGATCATTAAATATTTTATTTCAAGAATGGGCAAACAGAGGTTTGCATTATTGGGAAATATTAAACAATTCAATTACATTAGTTAATGGTCAATCAGTCTATACTATGTTTAGATCAACTTCAGATGGTACATCAGATGCAACTGCTGTTTATGGTGTTGAAGACGTACTGGAGGCATCTTTTAGAAACTCAGATAATATTGATTTTCCACTTACAAAAATAAATAGATCAGAGTATCAATCTTTTTCAAACAAATCGGACAAAGGTGTACCAACACAATATTTTGTTCAAAGGTTTATAGATAAAATTACAATCACTTTATATTTGACTCCTGGAACAGATGAGGCGGGTAAAAAAATAAATTACTATTATGCAAAAAGAATTCAAGATGCAGGAGACTATACCAACGATGCAGATGTGCCATATAGATTTGTGCCTTGTATGGTAGCCGGACTTGCATATTATTTATCTGTTAAGTTTGCACCAGAAAGAGTTCAAGTTTTAAAAATGTTATATGAGGATGAATTACAAAGAGCGTTGGAAGAGGATGGTTCTTCAACTAGTTCATTTATTACACCTAAAACTTATTACGAAGGATTATAATGGGTAATTTGGCAAAAGGTAAAAATGCAAAAGCCATATCAGATAGATCAGGAATGGAGTTTCCATATAATGAAATGGTTAAAGAGTGGAATGGTTCTTTTGTTCATGTTTCAGAATATGAAGCTAAACATCCACAACTTCAACCAAAATCAAGTCCAACAGACGGACAAGGTTTAGTAAATGCAAGACCTGCAAGAACAGAATCTACAACACAAAATTTACTACCAGGAAATCCTTTTAAAATTACTTCTGGATCAACGACAGTAACAGTAACGGAACCTACTCATGGCAGAAGCACATCTGATACTGTTGTATTTAGAAACGTAATTGGAAGTCCTGGAGGTGTTGCATATACAGTATTTGAAAGTGCATCTGGGTATGCTATAACAAAAGTAGATGCAGATAAATATACTTTTACTTTAGGTGGTACACCAACAGTAACAGAAAACGCAGGAGGAATGACAGTAACAGCAGGACCTGTTACGTTAACACCATAATATGGCTTACACTTTAACAAATTTACAGGATGATATTAGAGACTATACTGAAGTAGATAGTACAGTATTTTCTACAGGTGTATTAAACACTATGATTAAAAATGCAGAGAATAGAATTTATAGAGATTCTGACTCTGATGATAATAGATTTTATGCAACATCTAATTTAGTTATTGGTAATAGATATGTAACTATTCCATCAGACCTAAGAATTATCAGATACATTCAATTAAAAGACTCAAATAACAAACAAGTGTTTTTAGAAAAAAGAGATACTTCTTTTATGTCTGAGTTTTATAATACTCCAGCTACGTCCTCTGGAATCCCTAAATATTATGCTAATTGGGATGCTAATTTTTGGGTTGTAGCACCCACTCCAAATGCTACTTTTGAAATTACTATGGCTTATGTTAAACAACCAACAAGCTTAACAGATTCTAGTGTTAGTTCTACAGGAACTTTTATATCCAATAAATATCAAGATTTACTTTTATATGCAGCTCTGGTAGAAGCATATGGATACTTGAAAGGACCCGCAGATATGCTACAATACTATGAAGGGTCTTATCGAAGAGCTTTACAATCGTATTCTATTGAACAACAAGGTAGAAGACGCCGAGACGAATGGCAAGATGGGGTTATTCGTACTCCTTTAAGATCCGATTCACCATCAAAATACTAAGGAGATAACTTATGGCTAATATAGTACCTGACTCTTTTAAAACAGATCTTTTAAAAGGAACGTTTAATTTCAAATCCAGCGCTCAAGGTGGAGGAGATACTTTTAAAATTGCTCTGTATACATCGTTAGCTGCTTTTAGTACTTCTACAACTGAATATATAACTACAAACCAAGTTGCAAATGGTAATGGTTATACAACAGGTGGAAATACTTTAACTAATGCTGGTGTATCTATAAGTAGTAATGTTGCTTTTGTTGACTTTGATGATACAACTTGGTCTTCAGCATCTATTACTGCAGTTGGAGCTCTGATTTATAAGAGTAGTTCAAATAATGAAGCGGTATTAGTTCTAGATTTCGGAGGAACAAAAACTTCTACAAGTGGAGATTTTCAAATTGTTTTCCCAGCCGCATCTAGTTCTGCAGCTATTATTAGAGTTGGCGACGCATAATTTTAAGGATTAAATAAATGGCACTTGTATTTAACGATAGAGTTAAAGAAACTTCTGTTACGACTGGAACAGGCACTCTT